GAGTCTATAAGTTCTCCTACCCCTTTGACCGCTGCTATGGCAAGCGACAATTCTGCTAGTACCATCTAGCACCTCTAATTCCACCATTTAAATTGGAAAAACGTAAACACATTGATAAACATCATGGTGCATCAGGCCATGTAACATCTAAAGGATCAAAGCCATCTGTTTCTGGCAAATCTCTTAGTAGCTTTCTGTAAGCAATCCATTTGTTTTTATCGCCATCACTCAATGCTGTGTCTGTCGCTTGTGTCCAATCGCAATCAGCTAGTAAAGCATTTCTTGTTGCTCTAAAAGTCGCCAAATTTATTGCTGTTAGCTCATCTGCTGACAAAGCGTTAGGATTAGTAAATACTGAACCATTCCAAACGTACCCCGTTGCACCATTTCCGTTAACAAATGCGTGTCCATCTGGTAATTGCCATTCACCATCAGCACCTGACCAATTGTCAGGTAATTCAACGCAATTTACCCAAACATTTGTCGATGAATTTATATAAGTTTTTTGCATAACAAATTCCTAAAAAGTCGTAACAATTATTTTTCCAGCGGCCCCTGCACCTGAGTTGCCAGCCACGGAACTGCCTCCTCCGCCGCCCCCAGGTGCGGTTCCTGCTACCCCTGCCACGCCACTACCAGCACCGCCAGCGCCGCCATTTCCTCCATAAGTTGAAACCCCTCCTGCCCCACTTCCAGAGCCAGAGCCATCTCGCCCTCCTCCACCACCGCCGCCCCCATACCAGGCGGCTGCTCCTGCAACAGCAGTTCCATTTCTTTTACCTGCGCCACCTCCGCCACCTCCAAAGCCACCTCCGCCGGGCGTAGCGCCAGTCTTGCAGCCTCCACCACCACCGCCATCAGTTCCATTTGCAGCAACCGCCGCTTCATTTCCAGATTGCGACGCACCGCCAGTTCCAGCAGCAGCACCAGCTGAAACACCTCCATCTTGTCCAACACCTCTGGCACCACCACCCCCGCCGCCGCCATTTGACTGATTTCCCCCGCCGCCACCGAAGACCTGTGCTAACGAGCCAAAACTTGAAGTGCCGCCGGGATTGCCGTCGCCGTCACCAGTCTGACTAGCACCTCCAGCGCCAATTGTAACAGTTTCAGTAGAACCAGCATCGGCTGGAAATATATAAAAAACGTTATAAGCACCACCACCGCCGCCAGCACCTGCTTCTTCCAATCCATCAGAACTTCCACCAGAACCACCGCCAGCCCATGCTTGAACTTGTATTAGGCTTCCAGATGCTGGTTTTGTCCATGTGCCACTGCTTGTAAAAGTTTGTATGTCACTACCACCAGCAGCAACTGCTTTTAAAAGCCCACTTGATCGCCCTAAGTTGTCACTAATTACTCCACTCATAATTACCTCGTTTGATCTAAGAATGAGACTACAATATCTACGTTTGCACTGCTAGCCGTAGAAGCGCAGAGGTGATCTGTGTCTGTGATTACAAATTTATCATTAAAAACAAACGTAGCATTAGCTGCTAACGCTTGGTCACTAAGGAGTTCGAAGTCTGTTCCTCCTCCGTTCTCATCTATATAAAGATCAAAGGTTTCAGCAGCCCCTGCTGTCTCTGTAACTATAACCGAGAGTATTGTGTAGGTGTGATTATCTACGCCGTTAATTAAAACGCTTTCAGAGTTCGTAACTCCTGCGGTTAGACTGTAACTTAATATTTCGCTTGCCATTTTTTACTCCTGTTAAAATCCAAATACCAGTGCTTTTCCCGTTAATTGTCCTAAAAAGGGATCAAGCTCAAGTGCTACTTTTGCAGCAGCAACTGTAGATGCCCCGGTTCCCCCGTCTGCAATACTAACATCAGTACCGCCTACTCTATAAATGTGGTTTCCCTCCACAGTAAGATCGCCAGCACTCTCTCTAGCCACCGTAGTGTCACTCGCCGCACCTATGTTAACTGCGGTAAATTGTGGAGAATTTCCACTACCCAGACCTAAGTTTGTTGCACTAGTAGTAGAACTTGCAACATCTGATAAGTTGTTCGCAGCAGACAAATCCCCAGAACCGTCTGCGCCAGATGGCACAAATGTTAAACCAACTGAATCTCCGTCTGCGAATGATCCAATTGTAACAACATGCGTAACAGCCACTTTAGAATATGTTGAAGCTGAAGTAACTGCTCCCGTTACTTTGTATACTAGCAAAGCATTAGACGACCCGTACTTTGCTATGTAAACATAGCCTCTTGCAACTGCGTTAGTAACATCGTCCCACGTATCTACCCATGCGTTAACACTCACACCGCCAGCTTCGACATCATCAACATACAGGACTGTGGCACTAGAAGGTGTGCCGTGATTAAGAAATATCTTACCTGCGCCTTGATCGGTGTCTGTCGTAGTAGTTTCAAATGCAAATTTAACACCATTCTCAGGTGCATTATTATCAATATAAGCCTTAACCGATTGTTGAGTAACACCAGCCACGGCCGAGTCTGTGGCCATGTCATCTTCATCTAAAAACCCTGCGGTCAACGTAGCTCCGGCAGACATTGCAAGTGACGTTAAACCACCTAGCGTACCAGAGGTTGCAGTTAGCGCCGAGCATTTAAACGGTGCAAACGCATAACTCATGTTTCCAGTAGAATCGGCAGTTGCCGTTGTTGTGCCTACTGTGAAAAAATCACCGCTTTCGTCCCAAAGAATAACAGCATTATTGCCTGTGCTGCCCCGTTCCATAATTACGCCAAGGTCAGAAGCATTTGAGCTTGCGCCACTATTGAGTTCAATTAGCGGATCTTTAACTTCGGTATTAGTTGCGTCATTCGTTACAGTTGTACCATTAATCGTAAGGTTTCCTGTAACTGTTAAATTGCCGCCAATAGTTTGGTTGTCCGTTGTTGTAATGGCATCGACATACAAATTTGCCCAACGTACTGAGTTAGTTCCTAAATCATCTGTGCTGTCCGTATCACTAACAACGTCATCTCCATGTGTAGCAATACCGCCTACAAATAATTGTTTAGCAATACCAACACCGCCATCTGTGTGAATTGATCCTGTAGTTGCACTCGAGCTTACAGTTGTGTCATCAACAGATAGAATGCCAGAGGTAGTAAGAGTGCCTGTAATTGATGTTCCTGCTGCTGCAAAGTCTACACGTTTAGTTCCACCGAGTGTTAAACCTATATTATCGGCTCCAATACGGTAGAACCCGCTGTTGGGATCACCAGAATAGCTATAAAATGGAAGGCTTGCAGTTCCGTCTGCGCCGAGATATTGCCCTGCTGCCGAAATAGATGTTGTTAAAGCATTACCCGCACTATTAAATAAAACATAAGCATTTGCTACTGGCTCTGGGAATGTTGCGCTTGCACCCCCCGTATAAGTATCAGGGTATTTAAAAGATTGCGCTATGTCGCCGTCTCGCTCTTGCCCAGCCATCGCCAAACGATCAAAATCTCCTTCTATCGTATTGGCTGCAAACGGATCGTTTGTGACATAATCCGTAGTTTGTGTCGTGGTTGTATTTCTGCGGATATGCCATTGAACAGTATCAGCCGGGGCCGATCCAGCAATTACTGTTCCAGTGCTGCCACTACCGCCAGTGATAGTATAGTGCGTAGTGTAATCTTTAGTGACCTCAACTCCAGTAGCAATAGTGCGCTCAACAACAGTAAGTTCACTTGCACTACCAGTACCCTGGAAAGCAAATGTAACAGCAAAAGATGTTGTACTGCCGTTGCCAGTATAGCTAACGGTTGTTGTTGATGATGAAACACTCATTGGATTTGCCTTCCTACATTCTCAATAATTGCACGAGCCTTTAAAACTTTTTCACGTAATTCACTAAATTCTTCCTGGTACCGTTCATCTTCAATCATATAAAATAATGCTTCTCTTTTGTATGCACCGTCTTCAATGCGAATTTCTTTTTGTTTGTCCACCTGCGATATATCACTCCAATTGTTCTTATCGGATGTTATTTCTTTTAAAGCTGAGTAAAAACTAATGTCATCAGGTGGATTGGCTGCAAACTTAACATACGCATCATACTCTCTTGCGGTTAATTTTACACCATTTATTGTTTTAGAGACCATGGAAAGTGGTACGCCAGCTTCAATAACCTTAGACAAAACTGGGTCTGCCAAAGCGGCATCTGCATCATCTCCTAGTAAATCTGCGATAATTGGTGGAAATATAACACTTGGAATATTAGCTCCTTTTTGCAACCTAGGTTTTGCAAATCGATCTCGCAACAATGGACCGCCTGTATCTGTAAATGGGGTACGCCCATCTAAACGCCGAATACCTGCATACACTGTTCTTAACCCAAATAGTTCGTTTCTGTCTGGAATAATGCTGTCCATATTTGGATCTATAACTCTTTCAATTGAAGCCAACAACGAACTGTACGGAACCGCCGAGCCAACCCATCCTTGAACTGTTTTAGACAACATGTTATTTGCTTCTGTAAATGACCTCGCTGACACTATTTTTGCAGCTTGTGCAAATTGTCGGATATAAGTTTGGTCTTTCATATAATTAAAAAGAACGTCTATCCCAGAAAAAATTAATTCTTGTCTTTCTTCCTGTGTAGCAGTTGGCCATCGCATTCTTTCCGCAACATCAACAGACATTGCTAAGACCATGCTGACTGGTTCTAGCCGAGCGTATGAAATGTAATCAACATCGTCAGGATGTAAAATTTCCATATGGCCTACTCGCATTTTACGTGGATTTTCAACACCCTCTTTCACTTTTACAAAGGACCATTTCTGCCATCCCGCAGCCTCTAGCTGTCTACGCAAATCAAAATTTGTTGGACCTGTTCCCGTTAATTTTCCCTGCATTGATTCATAGGCAACATAGCCCATGGTAGCAGAGCCTAAACTGGCACGGGCTAGTAATGCATCTCTTTTAACAGGGTCTTTAGCATTGCGAATAGCCTTTAAAAAACCATATGGCGTTCTTTCCATAGCAGCAGTGAAAATGTTGGCGGGTGTTTTAAAAAACGGCAGTAACATTCGACCAACAAGAGTTCCTTGCATTGCTGCGCCTGCTTGCCCAACAACGCCAGTAACTTCGTTTGTAAATGTAGAATACTTTGCAGCTTCTTCCGCTTGTTGTAAAATATCGTCATGTTTTCCGCTAAAAATATCGTCCATAGTAGATGCAATGTCATCGACAGATGCGCCGTTTCGTTTCATGTCCTGGGCGCGGCGCAACGCTAAAGCATTTAATTCTTTACGATATGCAACAGCTTTAAAAAATTCATCTGCTGTCATTAAAGCGCGGCCAGGCATCCGAATAGTTGCGCCCAAATAATCTACCCATTTTTGTTGCATTTCGCTTCCGTCAGGCAACATATTTTGACCCGTAATCATGCGTCTTCGCGGTGTTTCTATTTTACTTGCAACATCGCGCACAGGTGCCTCTGTTCTCCACGCCTCTCCCGCAATTTTAAACCCGTCTCCAAAGCCTTGAAAAGTAGCTGCAACGTCAGAAATTGCTTCTTGCATATACACTCGTTCTGTTTTTGATCCAAAAGCTTGCCTGATTCCACCAATAGCTCCAGCAGTTAATCGTTCAGGAATTTGAATTACTGAAAAAACCATATTGCCAAAAATATTAGCCATTTGCGTGGCTGGGGCCGATAACAATCCATTAATCCATACTTCAAACCAAGCGCCCTTTATTTTGTCCCATGCACTGTATGAAAATCTATTTCTTTGAGCTTGCGTTTCTAAACGTAAGTACGATTGCGCCATGTCGCGTATTGAATTGTCACCGCCAAACTCTTTCATTAAATCTGAAATAGCACTTGCTTCTACGTCTGATCCAACGCCTCTAGGAATGCGATGTGCATTTAGCGCTCTAGCTGTTTCTGCCGACACGCCACGCATATTAATTTCTAGTGCGCCTTGAAAGGATAAGTGCTGACGGAACCTTAACAAATCTCGTTGGTCTGTACTTGTTACAGCAATCTTAGCTAATCGATTCAATTCCATTGCTGATGTTGCGATTGCTTGCAACGATGCCGTAATGTCTTCCGCTAGTGTATCGAGCTTAAAAGCTCCTGGGCCACGCATCAAGCGGTCAACAACTTCACCTACTCCCATGCTGTCAGCAAGCTCTTGAGTTTCTGCCCATGTCATCTTGCCGCGTCCAGCAGCTTTTCCAGCATCTCCCCAAATTTTGCTGACTTTATCGATAGTTTGTTTTAAGGCATCTGGGCCATCAATATTTTCTAAATTAAAATTAGCAGTAGGAATTCCAGCGGCTTTTTGCGCTTGAGTCGGTGACGGAACACCACGAGTTTTTCCTGTTAAAGTTAAAAACTCATCCACTTCTTCTTGTGTAGCTTCTCGAACAATAACTTTATTATCAATTTGGCCAGCAACCGATCCTTCTGGGATAAGGTCATCAATGCGAGTGTGAGTTTTTGCATCTCCCTGCAATGTACGGCGCAGAATGCCAGTGAAAGGACCAGCAACTTGCGTCTCTGTTAATTCGGGATCTGGTGTAGCTGTTAGCCCTGTCTCTGATTCTAGGGACACATCCGTAGACAGCATATTATCTTTCGGCAAAGCAATATCTGGGCTTGGCTCTTCAGTTATTATGTCTTCTTGAATGTCACCGCCTAAATCCATACTAGGTGCTGGTTCTTGCAATGGAGTCATTAACCCATCAAACAAACCGGGATCAGGCGCTCCAGCAGTAGGATCGGCTACAGGCGCTAAAGGATTAGTTACCATTCTGAGCTTCCTTATTCATTCCAATTGCCAATCCAGATGCGCCAAATGTCGCAACGCCTTTTCGCAATACGCTGTCTTTCATTTTCTTGGTGACGGGCATTGTCCAGACTTGTTCCATAGTTTTGCCTGTTGCTTCAACACGCCTTCCTGTGTTTAGGTCAGTCACCCCAACTTTAGACCCAAACTTTTTGCCCCATTTGTCAGCGTATTGCTTAATCTTCTTGTCATATAAATCTTTGTGGAATTTGCCGCCAACTTGGAGATCTGCACCTTTTAAACTATGCTGTGACGTATTACCTTTATCGGTTGGAATAGTTTTTCGCGTAGTTGCAAGCAACTTTTCGGTTACATCTTTTCCAATATAATCAGCTAATTTATCTTCTGATACGATTTCATTTATAACAGGCGAATACCCATCTTTTTCATAAGCTGTCAGTTTCTTGGTATCAGGGTCATAATCTATTTCACTAATCTGTTTACTCAGATCATACCGCTCCGCTTGCATCTTCCCAGGTGTCCACGCAATCGCGTCATAGCCTTCTGCAGCAGCCATTCTTGCCACTCGCCTAAACGACATTTCCTGCCATGTCTTTTTCAGCGGTGCGTCTGGAACTCTTTTATTCAAATTATCTTTTATTGCACCATATCTGTTAGGGTTATCAAGTTGTTCTTGTGCCGCTTTTATAGCTTCTTCCGAATTTGTAATATTTTTATATTCAAGATTACCATCAGCTAATGCAACAGTAGTTGGGTTATTTATGATAATTATTTGTTGCCCGTTTTTATCTTTAATGGCCCAACCTTCTCCAAATTTAGGGTCTATTTTTTCTGCTGACAGCTTCCCTGTAGGAGTTTTATACCCCTGCTTCTGACCCTTCTGGTGCCAATCAGATTGAAATTCCTCAACGAACAATATCTTCTCGCCGTTTGGCCCAGTGCGATCATTCAAGCGAACATGGGCAAGGACGTTTGGTTCGTCAAAGTGGCCGCCACGAAACTGGCCCTTGTCTTCTCTTAAGCTCACAAGAGAAAGGTATTCATTTCGTTCTGCATCAATTAATCCGTCTAAACCGATTTCCACACGTTTATCGGTTAATTCAATAAGACGTTTTAATTCTGCATCAGAAATGTTTCTACCCTGCATATCTGGCAACCGCAACAGAACTTCACGGTAGTTCTCTCCTCCTGGTATAGACAATTCAGGATTAGTATCTGGGCCAAATTGAACAAGTTCAGCCCTTACTACCTCCTCAATCTGCACCTGATTGGCATCAACATAATCTTGAATCTCTTGCTTGGTGACAGACTTCTTGCCCTTCAAGAAATCATCGAGGCCAATCCACGCCATCTCCTCTGGCTTGACCTCTGCCGACTTTGCAATCATCGCTCTCATCTGATCGCCGCCACCTTTTTCCATTGGCAAGGCATCAACAGCGTTGGCGACAGCAGAGTAAAACACAGGTGCTGGCTTTTGAGGTTGCATAGCGCCAGCAACCTTACCTACGCCAGCAACAGCCATATCCGCAACAGGCCCAACAGGATTTGCTGATAAGGTGTTTCCTAAATTATTCAACCTGGCTTCGGCTTCTTCACCTTTTTTGATTAACGTTTTTGCATCTAAGCCACGAACACCTTTAACAACTTTAATTATGCCTTCTATGATTCCTGATGGAATTGTATCTTGCAGAGCATTTCTAAATCTATTTTCTGCTACTGTATCATTTGGATCAGTCGCTATAAAATTAGCCATATTTTGTATAACGGGACTTTCTGGTTTTAAAGATTGCACAAAATTTCCTATGTTCGGATCATCTGGATTAAAAGCAAATGCTCCTGTCAGCCCTTCTGAAATTAACGCAGCAGCGGGTCTGCCTAACCCAGCTAGTCTTAATGCTTTAAATGCGGGAAACATTCCAACACCAAATTGCGCCAAACCTTGAGCGCCACTGACAACCATTTCATTTGCGCCCCGTTGCACCGCATCCTCATTAAACTTTTTATCCATATCTCTCATTTGTTGGACTTGTGTTTCAGTAAGCTGTCCAGCAGAAAACATTGTTTCGTAAATAGCGGCTGCACCCCCTCTGGCTACCGCACCTGGTAATGCCTTTAAATTTGTGCCAATAGTTGATGCTAACCCAACGTCAGTTTGTTGTGGCATTTCAGGAGCAAATGGCAAATCTACCTCTCTACCAGTTAAAGAATTTTGCCCTAAAGCATCCATTGTATAATCTTCAACACCACTTGTGCCGTCAGGGAATACGTTAGTGTCTTTAGGCATTGGGGAACCCATTAAAGATTGTTCGCCCAAGGCATCTGCTGGATCTACACTAGGTGATGGCTCTGTTAGCCTGTCGCGTGAAACTATAAATTCCGCATACGAGTCATCATTGTTCATTTTGGAATGCCTCACGTGCTAAATTCTGAAGTTCATTGTAATCACTTAAATTTAGTCTTTGACCCTCATCGCTATCTAAGTAATTTTGTACGGCTGCTTTACTTGTCAAGCCAGCATTAATCTCTAATAAATCTCTCCTTGAATTTTGTGTGTTAATTAAATCTTGATTTTCTTCTACTATAGTTTTAATTAAATCTTTTGCTGTTTGAAAAATATTAAATGGTTCGTTATCTGATTCTGCTTGCATCTTTAGTGCAATAAGTTCTGAAAAAGTTTCTGCTTGTTTTGCATTTAATCTTTCTCCATTTCTTCTTTTGTCGCCCCCATCTTTAGGCATAAAAACTTTATGCTGTCTTATTAAATTTAGTGCATTAGCCAATCTCTTATCTTTACGGCTTTCTAATAAAGTTAACATTGCCGTGACAGTTTCTTGGCTTAAATTTTTATTTAAAATATGTTCAATTGTAACGGTCTGTGGTGTAAGCCATATTCTCTTTCGCAATTCTTTTACGTCTACTGCATCGTCAAAAGCTTTAGTCACACCCTCTGAAGCTTCTTGTGCTGCTCTAAAGGCAGATAAAGGAACTTGCGGATTGTCTGCTAATTTTGGAAGTATTTGTTGTTTTCTATCTCTAGACGTTTTAGAGCTAAAAAATTCTAATAGTAATTTTTTTGCTTCAGTAGTTTGTGCTTTTATAAGATCAGTTTCTTGTGTTCTATTAGCTCTTTCTAAAGCAGCCGCTTTAGTTAAAGCATTACGAATCAATGCATCTTTCTTAGTGTCATCTAAAAGACTGTACATGTCTCCAATAAGCGGATTATTCTCATCAAAATCAAAAATTCCTGATTTTAATTGTTTATAACCAAAATTATTGTCTGCGCCTTGGCTTCGCATCCACTTACGCACAGAATTTTCTGCTGTTTCTTTTTTAAATGTTAATGCTATCTTAGCGCCTTCTTTTGCAGTTATAACATTTGTCGCTATCGATTGTTCAATGTATTCCAACCCTGTAAATAGCGCCTGATCTCCTGCAATTGCTTTCCCTTCTTGGGTAAGTCCTCTGGAAAGAGAATTTAATCCAATTGTAAGATCACCTCGCATTTTATCGTATGCTTTTTTTGTAGCTGTTCCTTGTATTGATATTTGACTACTAGCAGACAACTGCACCCATTTTTGATCAAAAGCATCACGCACAGCAGAAGACATACCAGCCGAAGATTCTTCGTATATCTTTGCAGCACGGTCTTGGAAAGAACCTAACGCTTCCATGCCGTCTGTTTTTGCTAATTCCGTTTCTAAAGAATTTAATTTCAATTGTGCATTAATTGTTGATTGATTAATTTCAGCAACAGAATGCGCCTTAAATAAATCATCTCCAATTTTACTCAGGTCTTGCCCAAACCCGCCCAAAGCTTGCCCTACTTGGCTTTGAATAGGCACAACTGGCGCTGATGGTGTCCCTGTAGTTTTTGGCAATGCCGTTTGTCGCGTGAATGTTGGTATAGTAGCCATTAACTTAATAACCCCTTGCCAGCAGTTCCATATCTACGACCATATTCATAAGCGCCCTTTGCAACAGTTCCAGCGGCTCCTATGGCGCTAGACGTAAAGGCGCTATCTGCACTAGAACGGAAGTTCTGTGCTGCGGCAGTTTGACCAACAGCCCCTTGCCTGGATGCAGCAGCAGATGTTTTGCCGCTATAAAGAATATTTAGCCTTTCTTGAGCGCCTGCAGTTGCAGTATTAATTGCTAGATTTAAAGGAGTGTCTTGGTTAATTACTACGCCAGAAGATGCATAGCGTGTTGCTTGCGTACCCATCAAAGCTCTGATGCGCTCGTCTGATGCATCTGCACGATCTTCAGCTTCTCTTTCAGCCATAATTGCGTTGTTTTCGTAAATCTTCCTATTATATTCAGCCATCTGTGCTTGATATTCATAATTTGCCGATTGTTGTGCGCCAGAATATAATTGACCAGCACCTTGCATTAGCATGCCGCCTACATTAAATAACGACCCCGCGCCACCTGAAAACAATCCTTTTGTTAATGATCCAGTTGCTAAATTAAACGCTCCAGCAGAACCTAACAATCCAACAGTTGTACCACCTAACATTGATCCCATTCCAGCACCGCCAACAAGTGTTGGAAATGCTCCTGTAGCAGTACCAAATAAAACAGGATCACACATATTAGTTACCCATCATTAGTTATTAAACGAGTCATAATTGCCGTAATGTGAGAAGGCAAAGGCTGATCTTGCACAATAACAACTTGCCCTTCCGTTTCCCATCCACCACGAAACGAAATATTTTTATCACCTGAAAATAAAGGTGGTGAGCTATCCATTGGATCACTGCCACCCCGAAAATTAATTTCATCCAAGTCCGTTGTATTAGGGCCAACTTTAGCACCTAATGTATTTTTAAACCGCACTGTTGCGTCAAAAATACGTTTGGTTTTGCCTTGGGCTGCACCATCGTCTGCTCCAGCTTCAGGACGCAACGTTTTAATTGTTGCCGTTGATCCTAATCCGATATGGCACTTAGACACTTCTGGAGAAAGTCCAGTAATGGCTCCAGATGCTACAGTTTTGTTTGCATATACTGAACCATTGCCCAGGATAGAAACGCTTTGACCTTCTAAGTGATCCAGGCCAGAGATAGAACCTACCGCCTGTCGAACGCTTCCGCTGCTAGAATACGTTGTAAAAGCAGCCGAATCAATTAACAGATGAGCCGTACCGCCGCTGGTGTACGCGGTATACCCGCTAGAATCTACACCAATTGTAAACGTATTGGCATCTACTCTTGTAACTGTAAAAGCGTTGCCGTTTAACTCCGTCATTCCTGTAACATTTAGAAATCCAACTTGATCGTTGTTTACAAAACCGTGTCCTACACAGGTAATTGATCCAGGACTAGCTTGAGTAGCACCAGACACAGGCTTGCCTGCTGTATTCATTAGCTCAAACGTATTCGTTGTTTTTTCAATAACTTTATAACGAGTGTCGTTTAATTCTGTCATGCCTAAGACATCTTCAATATCCACTAGATCACCATCGCTAAAGCCGTGTCCCGCTGCTGTGACAACCACGGGATTTGCTTTAGTCGCCGCAGTTATAGTAATTGGATTATTCAACGTTAAACCGCTGTCTACAAAAAAGGCATCGTCTTTTGTTTGGTTTTCTTCAGTATCAAATTGATTTTCAATAAATTCAATATACCGGCGAGTCGATCCATTAACAGTTCTTTTCACAATCATAAAAACTTGATCTTCACCAGAACCAGGAATAACAGCTAAACTTTCAATAATGCCATGACTTGTGCTGGGAGAAAACGAACCGCCTAATTTGTGCCTGTGCCACGCCACTACTTTCTGATCTCGAAGATACGTCATGCCAATTAATTGACCGTCTGCTTTCACGCCCCAAACCACTGTTGACGGCTCTTGTTGGAACGAAATTTCTGTCATGCCGCCTTTGCTTACTTGATTGGATAAAATTGTTAAATCAGGTGACTGAAACGCATCAGATTCAAATGTGTATGCAAATTCTCTTAACTTACGTTGTTGTCTTTGTATAAACAACACTACGTTATCTACACGGATAGGCGTGTGTGCGTGTGAGCCGCGTGTGCCTTCTCGTACCACACGTACATTAGTTGGGGTTAAAGGGTCTGCTGTCGTTGATCCAGCAATAGTGAATTCGCCGCCAACGGTTCCGATTGCCATGACTTTGCCTGGAGACAGCCAACGAATGACATTTACCTGATCAGTCGCAAGAGTGTAAATTAAAGCATCGTTGTCTAGCGTCCCAGGCGTATGATTTTCGTAATCACCACTTTTTGAACCCCACAATGTTTGTGGTTGTTCGGTTGATCCTGCCCAGAATAAACGTTGCTCAAAAAAAGCGACCGCAGCGGGAAAACCTGTGGTGTCTGAATACGCACCCAACCGCCATTTAGTTTCTGCTGTTGTTCCACCAAAAGTTGCATTAACGGTTACAGTTACTACCGTTGTATTTGTTCTGGCGGTAACTGTTGCGTATCCCCACTGTATTCCACCATCTCTTAAAAATTTCCAAGTGCATTCGTTGTCAACGATTTCATCGCCTTCCCCACTTGGCCCACCCGATCCCGCACTGTCACCGGCTTTTAAACATTCATAGACATTGCCTGAATTTCTTTTCACATCCCCAACCGCATAGGCTGTGCTTGCTGCCCACGCTGCTGCCTGATGACCAATACTGATTAGCCTGCCGACATCCGTGGCTTGAAAACCATCGCCGCCATTAATACCTCCAACCGCAGAAGCTGTTATTGTTCGAGAGCTCCCTGACGTATGCGAAGGTGTCAAAGTTGTGGTTGTTATATTTTCGTCCTGATAAGGACCGTCAGTGTAGGTAATATCTGAAATAGTCCATGATGTGTGGGCTGTTCTGGTAATTTTTCTAGGTGTATAACTTGGATGTGCAACGTATAAAACGTCTGCGCTTTGAGCAAACTGCAAGGTGGGTATATCAGCAGTGGTATATGTTGTTGTAACGGTGTAAACACGAGCCGCAGTTCCAGCGGAACTGTACGCAGTGAAACTGGTAGAATTTATGTTTGTATCATCTATATCTGTAAGTTCAAAAGTGTTAGTAGTTTTATTTTTTATTTTGTAATACTTGCCGTTTAACTCCGTCATTCCTACTACGCTAGAAATATAAACTTCATCTCCATTTGAAAAACCATGACTACTAGCGGTAACAACGCACGGATTTGCTGCTGTAGCTCCACTAATTGTCTTGTTGGCTTCAAGAATTGCACCTTCGTCTTTGTAAAAACGAATGTACAAATTGCCAAATTCAATAATGTAAGCTTGCGTGGTAGAGAATTCAAATGGAAACAGTCGCGTTAACGCAGAGCTTGTTTTTACTTCTTTAACAAAACGAGTTCCTGGTCTTCTTGTAACGCCCCCATGTGGCTGGACAATAAAATTTTCTACCGTAGCAGCGCCATTCTGGTATTTTGTAATGTCTACGCGACCAAACAGATCTTCAGACAATTCGCCTGCTGTAAAATTTGTGTTAATTACTGAAACGCGAGACATATTATACTCTCGAATCTAACCACGTTGTTTCACTCGCTGACAAGCTTTCTTGAGCATCAATCAATCGAGCTTCTTGCATCATTGCTGCATATTTTTGTTCAGCAGTAGCAGCTACTGTTTGACTGGCGGTAATGTCGTAAGCTATGTCAGCAGCTAATCTTAAACTGTATGCTTCAATAAATTTAGCATCAAATAAATTAGCATCCGTTACTTGATGTACATAAACAATTTGGAGAGGTGCTGCTGCATCACTAACAATTTGACGGCCCTCTACAGCCCATTCCTCAGTAGTGTCTACCTCAATAATTCGCAAACAATCGGCTGGCCAATCAAAGGCATTAGTATATTCATAAATTGGTGCGGTTGTGTTAGCTGCAATAGACACTCTCTTCAATGAAAAGTTCCAAGGATGATCACGAAGCAATTGATCCCGGCTTTGTTCAAATAAACGCAAACAGGCGCGGCCTTCTTTTGTATCATCAGTTAGCGCAGTAATTGTAGTACCGCCTAAAAACGTAATTGCTCTATTTGCAATCTCAACAAACGTTGTTGCCATGGTTCATGCTTTCCTTTTTTAAAGAAAGAAAGGGGAGCGGATTAACCGCCCCCCATTCAATCAGTCTAGCACGTAAGCCAAATATCCAACTAAATCATCGCCAGATACTTGAGCATTGTCTGTCGCAGTTGCGCGAATAACAACACCACCCTTACTTTCAAAGAGGTAAGTTCCACCCGTAAGAAGGTTAGCCGCAATGGCACCTTCCAACGTTTGAAAACCCACGGTATCAACGGAAAGGCCGTTGATAAGACCGTCTGGGTCAGCGGCAGTTGTTGATCCGTCCATCGCTGTATAAGCATCCCAGCCTAGATCTAATGTAGCTGAACTAGTGGTCCAGTTTACATAAGCTCTAGAAAGTGAAGCTAACAGACGAACTCTTCCAGGTGGCAATGCACCCAGAGCAACGCTAGAACCAGTGTCACCAGTTCCGTCTTGGTCATGTGTAAAAAACAAGATTCTTACACGACCATGATCTTCCGTTGTATTGTTGTTTACAACAGGAGTAGCAGTCGCATTAGTGTATTCAACAGATTTTTGTGAAGTTACAGCCATTGTTCAGCCCTCCTTTATGTTGGGTCACACTCGATATAACCAACAAGCTCTTCTTGCATGCGGGTTGCACCGATGGACATTGAAACGAAGACCTGAGTCGCGTGATTTTTATCAGCACGTTCTGAAATCTTGACAGTAGGCTCTGAACCTAAAGCTAATTTTATTCCATCTCTATGGAAGAATAAAACTTTGTGATCAGAGTTAGAGTCAACTTCAAGTAACTCAGTTCTAATAAACGTGAAACCCAAGAAACTTTCGACCTCGCCATGAGCAAGAGCTTTGACAGTCGAAAAGTCGCTTGATGTAACTTCGGTTTCACCCAAAAGGTTTTGTAGCTGTTTGGCATTAATGACGCAAAAACGATCATCATCTGCTGCCTCATTAGCATCCAAAACATTTTTAGCGGCTCGCAATTTTCCAACATTTAAACCAGTATCCGCAGCAGGTGAAATGCCCACCTGCACATCTACTGTGTTGGCCGCAGTGTAAGCGGTTGATGTGCCGCCAGCAACACCCGTAAAGGCAGTACCGTCAGCAGCGTCAATAATTGCTGTATCCATCGCTCTTCCCATAGCAGAGCTTGCGGCTCTGGCATAAGGTCCAGCGGGATCGATAAGCATTCTGACCCGGTCTTCATCGTCAATAAGATCGGCCCAATCGTAATCCACAAGAGAGACTCTGCGTCTTGAATGTGGGGTATCCATGCGAGGCGTATCGGAATGCCTCGATGTGCGAATGCGAGCTTCAGTTTTGCCGATTTGCTCAAAAAAAGCGTTTTTACCTACAACTGTTTCTGCTGAAACAGCGGATCGTAGACGGGACGCTTCCTGTTGAACAAGATGTTCGACATTACCTCTGTACTGCTCGACAAACGCGGTAGTGATTTGAACAGACATGTTCTTTCTCCACGTTGGTTAAAAGTTAAAGGTGATTGTGGAAGGGGTACCCGAAATCGGACCCTGCCTAGGATTACGCTCCGTGAACGCTAAGTCTTTCCTTAAAGTCAACCGGGGCCAGTTATGGCGTATCCGGGTTAATTATTAATTATCTCTGTACCGTGCGCTAATTCTGTTAGCCTTGTCAACTTCTCATTTAACACTTTATTTTCTGGATGAGATGCATCGTACAATCCAGGGTTATTCCTAATAGCAGCAATTTGCTCCAAAGCCATTTCAGGAGTTGTTCCAAATTGACCTGAACTTTCGCTGTCTTTAAATTGAGGACCAGTGCCTAACTGCATTCCAATCTTTGAAAATGCTTTGACCAGTTCTGGGTGTGACCCTAAACCAGCGGCATCAATTGCTTGCTGTAGTTCTGGCGTTCCAAATTCACGTATGGCAGTTCGCGCCGAAGACACTCGTTCGTCAAAAGCTGTGCCAAATTCTTTTTTCAACTCCGATTCCCATGTTTCGTTTTGTTGTTGCGTTTGATCCATCATGTCTGTGTGTGTAGACATCATGCGCTCAACAAATGAATCATGCAGTTTTTGCGCCATTGCTCCAGGCAATTTAGCACCGTGTGCAGCTTCTCGAAACCAATCTGATAATCCTTGATCGTATTGCTCAAAATTTTCAGGAGCCTCTAAAGCGTAGTCAGCAGCTTCCTTGGGAGTTCCCAATTTTTCCCAGCCGTCCCATTCTGAAAGATCACTATCCGCTGATGGAAGAACTATTTTATCTGCTCCAACAGCTTTTTCTAAATTCATATAAGCAGATGCTAAATCACTAGAGCTACCATATCCCTTTACGGTCATATGCTCTTTTACAGCATCGTCAAAACCATCCGTCCAATTAACTCCTGAATCCGTATTAGCTTCAGGGGTGCCTGTTAATACAGACCCTTCTGCTTCTTCACTCATTTTGTACAATTCCTTCTTGTCCAGTTGCGATTAAAGTAATTTGCTCATCATCTAATGCTAAAATCGTAATAATGCGGCGAACCATATCGCGGCCACCTTCTAGATGCTGAACCTCAGAATCTGATCGTACGCCTGTCATAGCATACAAGTTACTTGCTTTTAACATATCTTTAAAAATTATTTGACCTTGCGGCGTATGTAAAAATATTTCTCGATACGCTTGCATAATTTCCGCTTGAACTTTGTGTTGCTCTTGTTTCATTAGTTTCCTTTAGTTTACTGAGATGGTCCTAACTGACCTTCTTGTGCAATACCAGCAACAGTTGCTGCAACATCTGCCGCAGGCCCAGCGTTATCGACCATAGTTTGCATTTGCTGCGCTTGGTTACGTTGATCACGCATCCCAGCTATTTCTTCTTCAGAACGCATAATTCGTTGAGGCGCACCATTTGTATCAGCCAACGTTCTGGTAATTTCATCAGTGTCAAAGTTGTCCATAACGCCTGGATCAACTGCAGCAATAGGCTGCACCATTTCTAATGTTCTTAGAATGCCAACGCCTTCCTCGGCTTTCATAGCACGAGAAAGTGGAGAAACGTATTCGATTTCGTATTCTCCACCCGCTTCCATTAACGCATCTGGCACAGGAGGCAATAACCCCTGGCTATCTAAAATATCAAACTCACGTTCAATCAATGGGCCTAGCATTTCGGTTTGCTGCCTGCCGATAGTAGGAGCTAACAAAGCACCTTTTTCTTGCGCCCGTTGTAAAACTTCCGTGGCGGTCATTTGTGGTGTCTCAACAAGAATTTGAAACAACGTAACCAAAAACGCATCGTTAATAACCTTGCGTCTTTGCTCCATCATATCCATGCCAATATCGATACGAGCGCCTGTTTGCAATGGCTGGATAGGCGGTTGGTTTCTGCCATCCATTCGCGCAAAGGTAGCAGCACCCGCATTTGTATTAATTGGGAACATAACACCTTCATCAGCAATTAAAAGTGGTGGATCAACAACTTTCTGCGCTGCCCGAATAACCGTTTTAGACATTTCATTAATCATTTTAATGTCAGGCAGAATAGTCATTGCAGGAGATCTGCCAAAGATCTCGCGTGTGCCTGTATTATAACGGCTAATAATATAAGGCTGAGTCGAAAAACCGCCTTCTTCAATTAGTTGTTTGGTTTTAAATTCAAAATAGCCAGAAAAAAATGCAGCATTCTTTCTATCTTTGCGAGACATGTCGCGGTCTTCGCGAGGCATAACAACATGCAACAATTTAATTTTCTCATCAGGTTTTTCTTTAGCTGCTTTTTTAAGATCATCAGATAGATCACCGTCTGGAAACATTTTTTCAGCAACTCGCGCTGTAACCTCAAATTTACGAAACACCGTATCAATCATGCCGTGCTTGTTTTCACAGATAAATAAATCAGCAAGATGTATCGCCCGGTACATTGCTCCGCGCACTGGGGCGGCATCAACAAATAAACCAGCGGTGCCAAACGCACCCAACGACATGTAGCCTTCGTGAACTTGAGATGCAAAATTAGCTTTAGGTGAATAGCGATAAGAAAACATCGCATTTTCTACTTGGTTAAAATACATCTTAACGTCATCATCGCGGTTTAAATCAGGATTAGTTGTGCGTAACGTATGCCACCGCGCACCGCGTGGTGTTAAAAGACTTTCAACAGCAGCGGCAAAACGCTCAAGCGCTAATGCAGCAGTTGCATCGTAAAGCTTTTCCGTTCTTTTTTCCCCTGGCTGTCGCTCACCGACAAACTCCGCAGCACGGGGCATCACTCGTTCTGCAATCTCTTCCCAGTGCGATTCCCACACACCGCGATTTCTTTTTAAAGATTCATACCGCGTAAATATATCTTTATTGTTCATTTTAAACACCTAGCATAGTTGTCTTGCGTAAAGCATCAACACCAGAATTTCTTGGAGTGCCTTGCAGAATTGTGCCTTGGTACGTGCCGCCACCAGCCGTTGCAGTTGTCTTTCGTTGCGCCTGGTCTAAACGCGAACCTAAAGAGGACATAGGTGTTTTAGGTCCAGAAGATTGTCTTTGACCATACATTCCAGGGACACACATATTATGAACCAAGTAACGTCTTGCCGACATTTGCGTCACCAAGCACACCGCTCGAAGACGTTAAAATATTAGCCCTTCTACCAGCCGCTCCAGCTAATGCACGTTTTCTGTTTTGGCTCCCAGAAACAATTTCGTTTGATTCAGGAGTAACAGCAACAGGTGCTGGTGCTGGGGGTGGGGGTGGTGGGGGCGGTGGGGGACTTGGGCGCGAAAATGAACACATACTAACCACCTAATAATGAAGATTTGCCAACATTGGCATCAGTTTGATCGCCTAACGATCCTGAAAGAATTGTGGAACTGCGACCTTTTTGCGCCAACAAACGCTTTCGCCTTGCAGATGCTTCAGCATTCACCGCTGGATCATCTCTTGTTGGTGGGGGCGGGGGCGGCTCTGGCATGGGAGGCGGCGCTGGCATCTTTGGCATTTTTGGCGCTAAAGGTCCGATACACATTTTTAAAATCTCCATTACGCTCTAATCGTGAGCGTGTCCATGAATAACAATGAAACGTTTTTCTTGTAGGCCCATAATCTTCAACAGAAGCTTCACGCACCGCACCCAAACTTTCCAGCCACCTATGTGCAACATGGTGTCCTTCCATTGACCAACAATCAGCACGAACGGCCCCAGTGTCAATTAATTCTGGTATAATACGCTTTTTTATATCCCTTGTAACAGTTAATGCTACTTCTGGCCATCTATCTGTAGCAAACATCCACACAGAATAAAACAGCGGTTTTTGTAATTGCGCTCCATAAGCAGCAACAGGCACGTTATTGGACAATGCAACTTTTGCAATGCCACCAGCCTGTGACGTTATCGCTGCAAGGTCTTCAGGTTTATTGCTCCAGATTAAAGGTAATATTTCTTCAGCATCTAAAGCACGAAGTCTTCGCGCAATAAACACAACATCGCCATAAAGTGCAGGGGCAAGATCAACCAAAATTAGTTTCTGGCGGTGTTATTATTCTAGCGCCACCCGGCATCCTGCCCGTCTGAGCAGCAATAGACAAAGCATCACTGTTATCATCCCGTATACCAAGGCACATATAACGGAAAGAATCAGAAAAATGGCTAGACCAATCATGATTCGGTCTGTCCTTCCAGTCATTCGTCTTCTCTGAGAATTGTCGGTGATAATGTCGAAGACTTTTCAGACCCTCAAAACAGTTCTCTTCATCAAAATAACATTTGGGAAGTGACGCTCTCACGGCTTCAATACCGTCAGCAACGGCTATTCTTTTCAATGCGTTAGGGCGTATTCCCAAATCCAGTAAAGTCTCGTATCGCGTTTTTCCAGATCCCAGTTCTGTAACCATAACATCGTGCGGAAAAGTATGTTGTCCGTAAATGTACGGTCTTTCTCGCAATATTTTAACGTAATGCAATAAACCTTTGCCGCTCTCCGCGTAGCAGTCAATCACGCGGATTGCGTTCTCGTGAGGCAAGATTTGATAATACCAAATAGCCGTACTGTCAGCAACGCCCAAATCCCAAGCCGTGTTTACTTCTAAATTCGGTTCCCATGGCACACGGCCTATACGGCCTTCGCGTTCCGCAGTATCTAAGTGTTGTGCGTAATATGATCCCACCAGTGCAGCAGACCAAGAAACCTCAAACTCCTGCAAATATTGTGATTCGTCCATCGTAGCACGAGCGGCATCAAGCTCTTTCTGATCTAAAACACCTGTCTCTGAAGCTGGAAAGCGCATTGCAAACCATTCTTTATTACCGCGCTTCATTTCCTTAGTGGCTGTGTCAAAGATTTCCTTAAACTGATTGGCACCTCGCGGGGTACCAATCCATAAACATTTGCCGGTACCAAAATCTGACAGCGCAGGTCTGACAATTTCTGGAAACAAACGTGCATTCATATCGGCATATTCATCTAAACAAGCGGCATCAAGGCGCAAACCTCGCAGCGAATCGGGATTTTCTGCTCCTAAAAGCCATATGCGCTGTCCATCAGGCAAATCACAGCGCAACTCTGCCTCATTAAACTTAACACCTTTAATCACGCCAGCGTAATCACGCAACATTACCCAGGCAATACGCTTGGCTGCGCCATATGTAGGCGCAATATACGCACCTTGCGCCCTGGGGTGAGGACAAATTAGTATCTCGCGCAACAGCCAGTTAATAGCCATAACCGTTTTACCAAAACGTCTATGACACGATGCAACAGTAAAACGCCGCGCTTTTTCGTGAAACACCTTTTGCAAGGGCCGAGGCGTATAGGGTATCGTTATTTTCTGTGGGCTATCCATCTATACGCACATTGTATCTTCTGCCGTCCAAGAGTCTTGCCCACGTTAATTCAGGATCAATCTTAGCATCTGCCTCTAGTGCTGGCCAACCGCGTGTCCTGGCATGCATCTTAGCACGTATTCTATCTTTACATTCTTGTGTCTGCATAGTCTTAATACGTTTATTATCTTGTTGACCATCTTCAACTGCCCTACGGCAGCGCCCACAAATCAAATCACCATTAGCAATTTTTTCTGGATTCGTATTCGATCCACACCACGGACATTCAATCATCTCAAGCGCCCCCAAAAAACATAATTAAAACACGCCGATTTCCTTTATGCGTAGCAGCACAATGCACATTCTCTTTAGCACCATCCCAAGTAATTAAATTTAAATACGGAAACATTGGATCATCAGGAGTATCCCGAAAATAAAACCCGCCGCCCGTAAAATCTACCAAGGGCTCCGTCAGCAAAACTTCAGCGGAATAACGACACCACGCCATATGCCCTGTGTTTCCTTGGTCTGTATGCCAAGGATGCCCTATCGCCTTATGCTCCACCCTCACATACGAAGGATCTTCACAGGAAACAGGAAAGAAACCAGAAACAATATCTAAAATACCCTTCAAACGTGTATCGTTAAAATCAAGGTATTTAACCTCAGACGCTAAACTTTGCGCTTCCTCAACCGTAATAACATCATTAACAAAATGCCTCAAACAAGCTTGCCGCCTAGTCGGCGCTGGGCAGAGCGGGTTCCTGGGGGCTTTGTTCTTTGCGCCTCACGGACAGCATCTACATCAACAACAACAGGGTCAGAGACAACAAACGCTTCATTAACATCAGGTGTTGAAGGATCATCACCTCTAAACGTACCATCCTCATTCTTTGCACGTTTGAGTGGCAGTGTGTTGCGTCTTTTAGCTGCCGCTTTTAATGATTTCTTTTTCAATAATGCCATTTTAATCTCCTAAAAGAGTGCGTCTTGTACGCCCCAATAAAGTATTACGTGATCTATTTGCACGTTTTGACTGCACACGCAAATTGCCACCGCCGTTATTAGAAGGGTTTCTGTCTTTATGGTCAACATCTTTACCATCGCCTTTACGCACTCTACCTGATTGCATTAGTTTAGATCGAGCCGCATTACGACCAGCACGGCGTTTCTTCTGCTCTGGTCTTGCATGATAATTGTCATATTCACCGCGATAGTTTCTAGCCATTGCATTTATGCTTTATGAGCTTGTACATAGTATGCGCCTTTTTTTCTTAAAAAACTGGTGTCGCATTTTGCAAAGGGTACCATCGATATGTCAAATCAAGCGAAAAAGGCGGGGTACCCCCCCCTAGCCCTGGCGCAGAAAAAAAATAAAATATAGAAAAAAAATAATATACGTGCCAGACAATGGCAGAGTTCTGCGGTTAACAGCGTGTTTGTCGCATAATATATATTATGTAAAATTACGAAGCATAATTGCTCTGTAACGTATGGTGAGCAAGGGTTACAGCCTGATTTATATGCGTTTATTACTTTATTTGTTCTTTATCTGTTCTTATTGTGCGCGAGAAGGCGAACAAACAGCTTGAGGCCAACCATCAATTGACACCTGTATCAATAGTAATGCTTGTGAATTCATCATCAGTCAAAGGGTTTTCATTTGCCTGAACACCATCATCCCAGCCAATTATCATAGGGCCAGAGTGATGTATCTCTTGCTTATCCTTATATCTATTGTCTAGCTTACTAAGCTTGGCCAAAGCTTGGTGGCCCATATTGTTAGCAGCAGTTACAATTGCCTGCGCTCTCTTAGCATCACCAATGAAAGTATCACTAATCACACTGCGCTGGGCATCAACAGCTTCAGCAGCATGAACCATAATCCCACGCTTCTCGGCAGCAAAGCATTTATCATCGAGGTCTTTGTCTTTAATGCGCCATTTCTGCAAGGCGCGAATGGTAGGCATGTGATCGTCTAGGCAGACTGATGTAATTGTTTCACCCACAGAAAACCGTTCAAGGATTTCATTAATCATTTCATCTGTTCGCATTGAAGGTCTAGCCATAAAACCTCACAAAAAAAAGAGACACCGGGTGATGCCTCAAGTTTGTATAAGAAAGGGGTCAACGTGATTTCTCTCACGCTAATTTCAGCAATACCATTGATGTGATCTCGCCGTCAACTGGAAAATTAACAGAAAATTCACACATTATAAAAACTACACAACCCATCTAATGCTAACCGCAAAGCTGCAACACCGTCCTGGCCAGATCTTTTACTTCTATGCACACCAGACCAAGTGCCAGCTAATTGGCCATCACCCACAACATGAATAATAATCGAATCTAAGGGTTGACCAACATGTTTCAACGCATCGCGAATGTTTTGCTTCGCCATTTGAATAGCTTCAGCCGCAGCAATTGTAAGTTCACCGCCAGGTAGATTATTATAACGGACTTGCGAATATGCCGTAACCAGCGAAGCTTTCCGATACTGCTTCGCAAAAATATCACCCGCTTCAAATTGTCTAAATGAAATTGTTTTACGATTTTTGTATGTCTCCAGTGGATCATGGGTAATATTTTTTAATCCCTTAACACCAGAGTTTGTATTTACCTCTACATATTCGTTATGTTGCAGTTTTTCTAGTGGACCTAAATCTGCGTGAATAATCTTCTTTTTTATTTTTTTTACCATTTTACCTCACAGCCCAATATCACGCACCATGCGCCAAATTACGAGTGAGACAGCAGCACACTTTAAGAGGTGTGCTGTCCTGTCTCGCTCTTTTGGTACTTTCAAGACACTTGTCTCGCACCTGTCTCGCACCTGTCTCGTTCACTGTCTCATGTATATACAGTGACATTATATTCTCCATAAAGAGTCTGAATTACCAGCAAATCGACCTATTTTATTCAAATCGGCAACAGCACGACTGAAAACTTTTCGATCACCATCAGACATCACTTTTCCACCATCATCTTTAGGTGGAATTAACCCATGATCTACAATCCATCGCCGTACTTCTGCTATTTTTATAGCTCGCACTGCGCTGCCATCGTGTCCGGTGTGGTTTTCCACCGCATTATGGGATAAATTGCTGTATGCTTGCTCTATGTATTCTGCGTAATTGGTGCGGTCATCGCCCTTTTTTGCCTTTTCTTTGATAGATTGCTCTGCAACCCATCCACTATCTGTAAGCTGGCAGTGTACGCGATCAAACTCTTCAGCGTTTTCAAAGGTCTTGAGCCTGTTCTTTGTAAAGTTCAGCACAAAACCTTCTTCTTTATTTGGCGGTCTGTCCAGGCGCAATACAGTGTCTAGCTCCCACTCTCTGGTGTTTGAGCCATAGCTCTTACCTTCCGCATGTCCAGTGTGGTGTACCCAGATCTGCGCTATGCGCTGGTTTGTCAGCCATTTCATTAAAGATTTGATTGGCTCCCAGGATTCTTCATCTTTCATATCTCCAGACAATAAACACATGATGGAATCAAATGCGATTGCTGCTGGGCGCACGTATTTTATCTTATGTTTCAGCCATTCCACGCCAGCTTCCGTGTTGAGTGGCGGCATTTCCAAGTTATTGGTGGATTGATCATCGCGGTTAATGCCAACAAGATCGATGTCTGCTCCATACAATCCAGTAACCTGTACGATGCGTTCTTTAAATGTCTCCGCTGGCATTTCGCCGTCAATGTACATAACGCGACAGGCATGGCCACCTTGCCAATTCAAAAATTGCTGACCAGCAGAGATTGCCGCCATCATGTTTAAGGTAAACAGCGTCTTACCTAGCCCTGTGGGCGCATACACCATCCATCTGCTTGTTGTGCAAAGAAGTGTACCCATAAGATAGTCCCGTGGCTCCATTGTTTTTTGCAGCCATGCGCTTGCTGTGTAGTCATAAAAATTAAATATGTCTTGGTCTTCTATCTTTTCACCGAGCGCCCAGGGTAAGAATTTCGTTAATTCATTGAATAATGTTTTGGGATTGTTGCGCTGTAGCCACTGAATGATGTCATCTTTCTCGTTCAAATCGCCGCAAACGTTGGAAATGATGATAGTATTAGCTACCTTGTGTAGCTTTTCTGCAACATTTAAGGCATGCTTGCGCCCAGGCTCATCGTTGTCAGGTATGATGTAAACGTCTTTGTCAGCAAAATATTTGTTTAACTCTGATTGCCAATTGCCTGCGCCACCGGGATTAGTTGTCGCTGGATAACCATACTTATTTAATGCCTCAACCCCTTGCTCACCTTCGCATATGATAATCGCTTTGTGATCATGCCAATGGTGTAGCTGGTAGGGAATTCTTTCAATACCGTCCATGGTATGGCTGTCTATTCCATGCTGTCGGAACGTTTTGCCACCTTCTGGCCGTGCCTGACGCTCAACAACGAACACAGGTTTTCCTTTTTCATTCCTATAAATATGCTGTCGAGGGCTGGGGTAATCTTTAGTAAAAGCAGGGGGATGTATATGCTCTTGATGCTCTTCTCTTGGCTCAAATACACCAAGATCAGTTAATGCAGCCTGTACTTCATCCTGGGTACATCCTGCGTGGCACTTCCAGAGTATTTTATCGTTATCTGCATCGCTTATAGATAATGACGGCGTTTTGTCGTTGTGTGCTGGGCAACACGCAATCCAGCTACCATCAACGTTTTTTTTAGGCTTCTTTAAAACCTTTGCAATCTCTGATGCGCTCGTCATAGCCAATTTACTTTTGTTTCTGTTTTTTTTCTCATTTAGAAGGGTATTTCATCGTTAAGTTCATTCGGACCTTTGTCATCAGGGTGACGTTTACTCTCAAAATATTCAGCCCGTTCCTCGGCAAACGCTGAGATTATTATAGATCCAAACATTAGAAGTTTGTCCTTTGGCAGATGCCTTAGATCATGCTGATTAATGCTGTCGAGATATTGACCGGCCTTTTTAATGGCTTCCCAAAGTGGTACATCTTCTTCTTGTTCTAAATGGTGGCCTGTCATCTGATGCCTTCTGCTACAATAAAACGTTAGTTGCCGCCTGCTTTCGTAACCAAAGCCTTGTGTTTTGCGAAAACAGACGGGGCATAACTTGTTATGTATTACGAATTCCATGCACCAGCTGGTGGTTGTACAGGTGCAGGAGCCGCTGGTTGAGCTACAGGCTGTGCGTCCCACGCTGGTTGAGCTACAGGTTGAGGCGCTACAGGGGCTACAGGGGCTACAGGGGCTACAGGCACAGGTATAGGTGGCACTGGCAGCGGTGGGGGCGTTGCTTCCATAGGCTGAACCTCAATCATAAAACAATTAGGCTGGCCTACCCATTGCATTATCTCAAAATTAGGCACATTTGTTTTAAACTTTTTAAACTCTGTAGTGGTTGATCCCTGTTCTCCCGGAACTTTTCTAATCAGCGGATATTTACCTGGATTCTGCGGCGCTTGCTGTTGAATAACGGCGGCAATGTTGCAGAAGCCCATAAAGCTTCCTACGCTTGCTTGTTCCCAGCATGCGGAGACATCATTGGTAATGGCCATAGGGATTTTAAAACACCTTTTGTATTCAGGCCCAGGCAAGGGCGCAGGCTGGCTCGGTGACGGATCTGGAACGTAAATCTTTTCACCGCCCTGGGGCCAGTTCAACCAACCTGTTTCCAAATTATAAATATCCCATACACATCCTTGTTCGATGTTAGGAAATGGCATGGCGGGATTACCCGCCCCTGCCTCTCGAATAGAGAACGTGCAAGCTTGGATTGTATTGTCCGAAGAATTATTCGCATGCCAATTTAAATAGTGGCTGTACCCTTGTTGTTCGCCAGTAAAGTTGTCCATGGTAGGTGCAATAAAAGTCATAGTGATTCCTTATTTTAAAAGTGAAATGTGATTACGGTTAGTGTGCTGAAATGACCAAGGTGGCAAAGACAGCATTACTTTTTCGCTTGAGTACGCATGAAAGTGATTTTCTTTAACACATTCGTTGTGTATTTCTATAGCTCTTTGTGCTGATGCCCAGCCTTCCTTTTCTGACATAGCGTCAAGCTCGTAAATTGCACAAGCATACGGCGCTGACTTCTCAATCACTACAAAAATAAAATGGTCAACAGCTTTCCCTGAAGCTTGTGCGTATCCGTATTTGTAAAAGGCATGCTGTTGATGGTACCCGTATTTAGCGATTGAATGTGCAAAACCATCTGGGCTCGCATCAATTGAGGTCTTGAGATCGATGATAGTATTACTTTGGGCAGCGTCTACTTTGCATTTACACTGAGTGCCATCGACCTCAAAGAACGCTGCTTTCTCGTACACGGTACCTTTTTGTGTTAAAATTGTGGCAGCAGTTGCGTTGCGATATACACTGTCGCGCATTTGCATGCATTGCAGGTAATCCGCACTTGTTAAGATCATTTTACCGCTGTCTTCTGCGTCTTTCTTGGCTTCCGTCCATGCCTTACCGCGCCTATTCTCTGGCCCCTGCACAATTAAATTTGATGATAATTCTGGTTGCAAGACAGCCAAATGCACGGCACTTCCTAAAGTCATAGCATCAGTCTTATCTATTCCGATCTGTGCATGCGCTGGTGTTTTATTAATCAGTTGCCACAGGTAAGAGTTATTTAAGGCATCTTCAGCAAAGTATTCCTCATCCGATAGATCATAAGTGCCTGTCTTCATTATGCCACCTCACTTAATAAAGACGCATACCCTGCAACGTCTATCTGACTATCAGTGTGTGTAGGATCATTAATTAATCTAGCAATTTTTATCTGTAACATGATAAATATTACGTCCGTGCTAGAAATAAAATGCTCGTCTTTTAATTTATCTTTTAATACAGCGTTTATTAAGTCTGCTGCTTTTTGAAAATTATCGCAAGATTTGCCATACGTTTTTTCTCGTTGATTTACTATTTCCATAGCTTTATTCAAAACGTCTTCTTTACTCATTGTTTTTCCCCCTTGCCCAATGGGCTATTAACGCCGCTTCTGCGCGGCCATCATCTTTTTTACGTTTGAATTGTTCAGCATTTTTTGGATACAACCGTGTGGCCATTGATCTCGATAAGTCTTTATCTTTACCTAGCCCCAAATCTTTTTTCCACCTCGCAGGAGATACCCTTGTATAAGGAATTTCCAAGGTTGCTAATACACCTAAAAGAATTCCATATCCCATACCAAAATTGAATGCTGATTGCCTGCCCATGCCAAAACTATTCAAAGATTCTGTGTACAAATGATCAGGGCGAAACTCTTTAAAAATATTAGCGACAGCAGACCCATTTATTTCCTTACCAAAGATAGGAATGTCTTCTATATACAATGTGCCGTCTGTGTAAAGTAGGGCAATTGCACCTGTCTTCCCTGGATCTATGGCCGCAATCATTTCTTAACCTTCTTTTTTTTAAATATTTTATTATAATTATCTTTGTATTTCTTAGTTGGAATTGGAATTGCCCACCATCTTTTTCGCCGAGTGTCAGGCAATTTGTGAAAAATATCAGTCATTGTTATTATCCCAAGTTTTTAATACAGCTTGAAATATCTCTGATGCCACTTGAGGCACAATCGCATTACCCAGCGCCTTTAATCTCTTGGCTCTGTCCTTCTGACCTGTAGTCACTCTTGGGACTCCTCGTTCCCAATCTGCGTCCACCCAAGTGGATAACCCATTAAAAGTTCCACCCAATCCGCTGAAAGATGTCCCCTCAGTTTGTCCTGATTGTCCTGATCCTTTTCTTTTTGGTAAACCTGCACTGGTAATTTGCCATCGTCCCTGCTTCCTTGACCCCTGTCCGTTTGGTTTGGAGTGTCTTTCCAACCCCGCGCCATTGGTGTCGGCCACATCTTCTCCGCATGATTTACTGCGTCCCTCAGTTTCACGCCCCACCTCACGCCTTCCTTGTTCTTCCGACTGAATTTTCCGTTTTCGTAATCCACGTTTTGAACTATTCCCCCCTCTACATCCGCTGCCCTTGGTGTCGGCCACATTTGTATCGCCTGACGCAGTGAAACCATCAAATTCACGCCCTCTCTCTTCTTCTTTTCTGCCCTTTTGATCCATTTTTCCTGTGGTTCCGCTGGGTTTGCGTCTCTTGCCCCTGGTGTCGGCCACATTTTCGGATGCACCACTTGCTCTCGTAAATTCCCCAATCTCATTCTGCCTTTCCTGTTTTTCTGATTGGTTGAACAATTCTCCGCTAACCTCGCTGGAAGATGATCCATAGTGTTGGGTGTTGCCCAAGTTAGCCAACCGCTGTTCATGCTGGGAGCTAGTTGATTCGCCTTCGCTGTTGGCGTATGCAACAATCCAGACTCGCTGTCTGCGGTGGGGGGCATTTTGGGAAATAGCTCCAAGTACGCACGGCCACGCATTGTAACCTTCATTTTCCAGATCAAGTAACACCGAGTCGAGGCCCATGCTGATGTGACCAACAACATTTTCAAAAACGCATACATCGGGTCTTGTGTGCTTAACGATTTCAATAATCCACGGCCAGATGTGCCTGTCATCTGCCTCGCCTTTGCGCTTCCCAGCTTGGGAGAATGGTTGGCAAGGATATCCGGCTGTGAGGATTGAGACTTTGCCGAAGTCTTTGGGGAAGGTTTTGACATCATCGTAGATTGGCGTGTCAGGCCAATGTTTGTTGAGGACTCGCTGGCAGAACTCGTCTTGTTCGCAGAAGGCAACGGTGCGAACATTTCGATCTGTTCTGCGTCCCGCGTCTGCGAGTGCGAGTGCGAATCCTCCGATTCCAGAGCAGAGGTCAAGGTGGGTAATTTCTTCATTCACTATTGCTCCCCTGCACCTTTGACGCGGCGGTCTAAATCTTCCTGTATATCATTAAGAATAGTTGGCAGATACGATTCCAGCGCCTTTTCAATGACACCCGTCATAGTAATGGGGCGGTGCCTCGACACTAATTTTAAGTCTTCAAGTAAATCGGCTCGAAGCCGTATGGAGAAAGGACTGCGGGTAAATTTCATTTTATCTTTCAACATTTTTTTAAAATATCACTTGAATATGTAATACAATGTCTATACAAATACAAATGGAAAGTAACCAGAAAATTTAGAAACTTAACAGAAAAGGGTAAAGCAATGAGAAACACATTAAAGAGAGAATTTTACATTCCTGCGAATGCTAAAGAATTAAAGATTGCCAAAAACGTTGATGTCGTTGCATACACTTATAAAGTGTCTAACAATCATTATGCTCTTGCTTTTGCTGGCAAAGCGATCAAACCGTCTTGGCATTATCGTTTTAAAAATATTGCTCAAAGAAATAAAACTATAAAAGAGTTTGTACAAACTCGTTTAGATCACCTGGCCGAAAAAAAAGAGCGTAGAATTAATAACAAAAGACCTCATACTTATAAAGTGGGAGACATTTTGTACAGCACTTGGGGATACGAACAAACCAACGTAGATTTTTATCAAGTATTAAGCGTGACAAATTCTACAATTAAAATTCAGCCTATTCGTTCACATTTAGTTGAAAGTTTTACAGGGTATAATCACGTTGCGCCAATTCCAAATTCAACATTTGGAACTATTAAAAATAAAAAACCTAACAGAACCGGGGAAAATGTTTATGTAAAAATAGATTCTTTTTCTGTAGCCACATTATGGGATGGTAGTCCAAAACATGAAACAGCCGCTGGCTGGGGCCATTAATAAAAAATTAAAGGAGAAATTTTAATGTTTTACAAACCTAGATTGCCCAAAGATTACATAGAAGAACGTAGAAGAGAGTGTCTGCGTTCATTAAGTAAAGACCAATTTAAGAAAGAAGAACAAAATTATAGACAATTAAGTAGACGTTTTTTAAATGAGCAAGAAGCACTTGATTACTTTGATTGCCAAAAGGCACAAATGTTAGGGATAAAAAAGGATTAATAGTATGACAATTCAAATTGATATTGATGAAGTAACACTGTGTTCCGCAACAGCAGTTTGGAACACTAACGACATCGCCGCTTTTGGCAACGAGCAGGATTGGGTATGTGAGCCTGATGATGTTGTTGAAAGCCGCGCCACGGTTGAAGATTTTCAGCAGGGCATTGCTAAAGGCAAAGTTGCCAAATGCGTAGACACGCCAGCGGGGAAGTTGCACGTCTGGACAGGAATTCAGACTAGAAAAGGTTGCCGCCGGGGCGATCTTTTTGTCCTTCAAAACGGCGAGAAATCATTTAGTTATTTTGACGGTGGTAGTTAGATGATTAAATTTGTAGCTAGTAGTTTTTGCCTAGCCATTTATCTTCTTGGAATGATGGCATTTATGATAGTATTAGACGCATGGTTGAACACATGATTAATACATTAACTAACGACCAAATACACAAATTTTACCAAGATGTTAAAAATGCAAATAGCCTAACGACTATTCAATATTTACACGACACTGGTCTGCGTGTGGACAATCAGCCCGTTTTTACAATTAAATATAAGGATATTCACAATGCCTGAATTGTTGCTTACAAAACGTCAAAAAGAAATTTATGAATACATTCAAAATTACATTAATAGTTATGACATTGCTCCTACCTACAAAGAGATAATGGCTGGCACTGCTATGAAGTCATACGGCCAAATGTTTGATGTCTTAGAATTTTTAAAAGAAAAAGGCTATATCACTAAGGTTGCTGGTGAAAAACGTGGGATTAATCTTGTCATAAAAAAAGAAGATGAATTGCGTGTGGCCGTCAATCAATTTATTGTTCATCAGACGGCTCTCAGACAAGCACACGATGTCGGTGACAGCAAAGGTGTAAAAGACAATGCTCCTCTTGTTGCGAGCGCCTTAGAGTCGCTAAAAGTGGTGGCTTCAGAATGAAAATGTTTTTGGTGTTTATTACCATGGCTGGTGGATTTCCCACGATACAATCTGTTGCTTGGGTGCCTGACCTCAAGACATGCAAAATCGTTGCCTCAACGCTCAATAAAGAGTCTGTTGAAGCAAAACGCGGAACGTTCAATTGTATGAAATTGCCGAGTGCTGATAAATGAGTAAGTTTAAGAGATGTCCAAAATGCTCTGGACTTTTTGTTCATTTATTAACTATTGGGCAGACAGAATTATGGTGTTGCGAAGACTGCCAACATGAAGCAGAGACTATTCCTAACGATAACATAACGCCAGACACCAAGTTAATGGATTTATACGGTGAATAAAATGAGGTTAGCAGTTGTCGCATGTGCGCTATTTCTAAGCGGGTGTGCAACTGCGGCCTTACCGCTTGCTGGTCTAGGATCAGGCATACGCCAAGAGTTGCAGATTAAATCTTTGCAAGAGCAAATTAATGAGAACAATCAGATCATAGAATTTTTGCTTGATCTTCACCCAGAGCTAGAGAAAGACCCCAAGGATCAATCCGACAGTGAATGATATACTGATACAGATTGCATGCTTGATGCAATAAAATTTTATGTTTTCTAAAGTTTCATTCATTTTTTTGGCTTCTTTTTAACAGGTGGACGGCCTTTTTTTGTTCCGTAGCTTCCTTTACCATAAGGCATAATTCTTCTCCTATTTTCTTTTTGGTTTAGTGTGTGAAAGAAACTTGCTAGTTTTAGTATGCTTCGCACCTGACATTAATCTTCCATTAGTTTTATGCGTAGCTCCAGTGTGTAATTTTCCACTCGGTAAATAATGCGGTTTGTTTTTTGCCATACTATTTTCTTTTCACAGTTTTAGACGCTTGTTTAAAAGATCGTGCAGTTGGTGCGCCTTTACTACCAACCCTACGCATTTTTTCTTTAGAACCTGATGCTATTCTTTTTCTTTTAGCATGAATGTTACTATAAAGTCCTCGTTTAGCCATTACGCTCTCCTGCTTGTTGCACCAGAACATTTCCAACGTTTTCGACTTAACCGTAATGGACTGTTTGGATTTCTAGCAGCCTTTGTATGTGACCGCATTTGTCCAGCAGACCTAGCGCAATACGCATCGCCTTTTGATGTCCCTGCACGAACTCTTGGCCCACCGCCCTTGGCTCGTCCAGCTTGACCGTAGCTGATTTTTTTTCCACCAGCCGTAATTTTAACTTTAGCTTTACCTTTTCGTGGCGTTGCCATTATTTCTTGCTCCTTAAACAACGATCCCCGAACCACCATAACACGCTTGACGAGGACATATAAATTACAGATGCTTCTATTGTAGCACGGCCTCCCATATCTGCTAAGAAATACAAAATGCCAACTAAAACAATGAGGCTAAAAGTAAGAACAGGACGCACAAGACGTAACACATTAGCGACCCACACACTACCTGTACCAGCCATTGAGTCGTGTTGGTAGGAAGCCATTCGCATGTTGGCATCTGCATTTGCTTCTGCCACTGCCATTTCTCTTTCGTTTTCTTCTGCGCCAATTTCATTCTGTAATCGAAGCATCTCAATTGTTCTGATGTGGTCTTTGTCAGCTTTCTTCTCCTCCTGCCATGCGTCAACGAAGCCAAAAAGTTTGCCGATCACAGAGCCAATCACACCTGTAGCTCCTCCTGTTAAAACTGTTCCTATTAAATCAAACATGCCAAATTTTTCCCCATCGCGCCCTTTTGGGCCGCCTGTCCAAATGTAAAAAAGTATGATAGTAACCAAAGCCTGTAAATTTTAATTCTAGTGCCAATTTCTCAAGTAAGAATTTGTCTTTGTTTCTGATTGAGATGTCGCAAGCATCTCCGAAGAGGTGACGACTGCGAACTGCTCCACCAACACACGAATTATGGTAGGGACTGCGGTAAGCAGACAATATAGTAACAGGACTGTCGAAACGAATACGAAGTAAATCAAGACTGTCAAGAAGTCCGCTAGATATTTTGAGTTGTCCCGTTCCCTTACACGCCATTTCGCTGGGAGAAAAATACTTCCATCGCCATGCTTTGAATGTGCGTGGAACTTGCTTCCAGTGCTCATATTCTAACTCCACGTTTCCGATCCTCCAGACTATAATCGCTACCCCATATAACGGCACAGGATATTTGATCTTGACCTGTTATCGTAACTGTAAAACTACCGCTGTGACTAGAGTAAAATAACACTAACATTTTCTTTGGAGCAGATTGCAAGATGCCTGATGCTTTCAAAGTTTCTTTAAATTTTTGAAACAAAACACGGCTCATCTCTGGCGCAGGAAGACATTTTGGAAGTAAACGTTCTTCCGTAATATTTTTTAATTTTACAGGTATATTTGGTGTTGCTCCAGTACAACTGGTTAGTAAAAAAATAATGGCAGTAACAATTAATTTACTTGCCATCTTTTTCTTCCTGCTCTTTAACGTAGTCCTCAATAAACTCTTGGACAATCTCCCCATCACAGCACGGCGCTATGTTGTTTTTACATTGTACGCATTGCTCGTGGCCGTGAACATACACTCTATCTGTACAACCACAATGAGGGCAGCGATCACTCATTTTTAATTACCCTGGATTCGATCTTATTTATTTCTTTTTCTAGCTGTTCTAGTTTAACCGCTGTCCTTTCTGCTTCTCTAGCTCGCCTCTCCATGGTGGGCGGGTCCATCATTTTGGCAATCACATCCAGCCTTTGTTTTACCGTGCCAAGCTGTGTTTCAATTTTTATTTCAATACGATCCGTGCGTGTGTCAGCCTTTCGCATGCGCTGCTCAATATCTTTTAATAATTCAGTCAGTCTTGCTATTTGGGATTTTGCAACAGCAGCAGCGCCAGCTATTGAAAACAGTATGCCGCCAATAGTAATAATAAATTTAATGTCTACAGAACCGTCCATACTTACTACACCTTTAATAGTATTGCAGTAGCCAAATTGCAAAAACGGTTAATGTCGCTAAAAGTCCTATTACTTTTAACATTTCTAGCCAAAATCTTTTACGTTCTTCTTGTAACTCTTTTAATTTATCTCGATGATCTTGCTCTAATTGTTTTTGTTTTGCGAGGCGTTTAGCTCTAATCTCTAGTATTTTATCCCAAGTTCCTCGTCCAAACTTAATGTCTAACTTAGTTCCCATGCGGTACAACTCATGTTTTAAAGTTTTTGCATCAGTG